CACGACAATGTGCAGCTCGTAAGATCCGTCGGGATCCGTGGCGTCGCACGGCACGCTGCGGTTTTGCGCCGCGTCAAATTTGTAGGCTTTGTCTAGCTTGGGCCAGAGCGCCTCTACGTTGGTTAATCTGAAGTCCATATTATTCTCCTTAGTCTGCCAGATATTCGGGTAATGAATGCACCGTGTAGGATCCCCAGCGGGTGCTGTAGGATTTGTGTTCACGCGCCTCGGCGACCTCCATGAGAGCGGTTTCGACGACGCCAGTGGCGTAATCGAGAACCTCGTCGTCGAGCGTGTGGAAGTGAGCCGGGTAGGGTGGCTCCTTCTCTACAGCCAGGAAGCCCCAGTGCTTGACCTCCCAGCCGATAATGCGGGCGCACAATAAGTAATGCGCAGCCTGCAAATGGTATGAAAATTTGAAAATCGCCTTGCCAAATCCGCGCGGGCTTGCGTCCTGGGCGCTCTTCACGTCTCCCATGACTTTCAGCTCCGGCGAGTAGATGTCGGGGCGACACTTGAGCATCAGCCCTGACGGCTCGTGCTCCACAAAAATCGACGCCTCGCAAATCTTGTCTTTTTGCTTAAGCAACTTGCCGCAATGCTGGTCGTTCATCAGACCGCCCACGATTTCACCGTCGTCGGTCAGCATGCCCAGCACGGCGTTCTTTACGTTGTCGTAATCCTTGCGGGGGAGCAGTACCTTGCCCTGCGCCTTGCACAGCTCGTAATGCTCCTTAAACGCCTTGGTGGCGCGTGAGCGTTCCTCCGAGACGACGACGTTGCCCAGCTCGGGCTCCAGCGCCTCACTGTGGATTGCCGTGCCGATGTCGGCGACAGTCTGACCGATGGATCCGCGTGTGTATTCAGCGTGTAGCGGGGATTTGCTAATCCATGACTTTAAGAATGACGCGTTAACCCCTGGCGCCGCGTGATAATCCTCGTTTGGGATGTCGTAATAGATGCCCGGTTTCATTGCACCGCCTCCGTGATTTGGCGTTCCATCATGTCAAGAAGTGCCACGCAATTTTCCACGCGCTGTCGACAGGTCCACCGCTCCGGGGGTCGCCTCAGATCGTCTTTCAGCGTCTCCAGGTTCCGCCGGATCAGGCTCATTGTCTGGTTGATTTCCTCGTTCATTGTCTGCCCTCCATGCCATTATTTCTCTCACCAGCTTGCAGAAGCGCGGGAAGCTGATGTCTGCCTTGTCGTGGTGGTTTGTGTTTCTGCCGCCCGTCTCGCTCTCGACGATGGCGCCGAACCCGACGACGCAGCGGGGTTTCCTGTGGTCGTAACGATAGATGACCGCCGGGTAGATCCCGCGGTTGACGTCCGACGCCGTGACGGCTTGCTGCCATGCTCCGCTCGGGATCCCGACGCCCTTTTGCCGCCGCTTTAATTCCAGCGAGAACGGAAAATCATTTGTGTCGGGCAGTAGGTCGCCCAACCCGGCTGTGCGGACCTGTTCCAGGTTGCGCCGAAAGTGGATCCCCAGCTCGTCCAATAACTGGTGGCTGATGTCTAACTCGAAACTACTGCCGCGCTGCTTGGCGTACCGCCCGCGTTGGCTCGGTGTCCTGCTCATTTTCTACCTCGAAATTTTGCTTCAGGATGTACTCAACAAAGCGCGCCACCGATCTGCCGTCGGCCTTTGCGGCTTTATCAAGCTGATTTTTTACGCCCTCATCAATTCGGATGAACAACGCAACTCGTTGATTTTCCATGTAAATCTAGTCTCTCGGTTTGCTCTTACAAAAAATATTACATCTGGTACTTGTAAAGTGATATCACAGTGATATCTATTGGGTACAGAACAGCAAACGAACAGGAGACAAACAGATGACTTTAGACAGCTCAAAAATCGTAAGCGTATTTCTTTCAGAGTGGGATTTTGAATACAATAATCCTTGGGCTGAAGAGCCAGGCGATAACATCGCGACAAACTATTACGTCACCGTGGCCGACAAGTTAGGCAATACTTGGGTTCACGATTGGGGCTTACAATCAAACAAGGTTCACCACGAGGAGGCGCGTGAGCGTGTTGAGCGTATGGTTAAGCGCATCGAGGATCATTTGTCTGCGGGTGGCGCGTTGGATCCAAAGCATTGGCAAGAGGGTCACCCACAGTATGGCTCGGTCGCTTGGCAGCGCTTTGACATCGACGAGCTACAGCCAGCCGCCGCAATGGTCGCGTCAGGTTATAATCCTGAGAATTTGCCAGATAGTCTGCGCGGTTACTTTTAATGTATTTCTCTGTGCTTGAAGAATACATCTACCAGATACACGGGGTGCGCGTTGTGTGGACCCCATCACAACCCGGCCAAGAGCCGCCATTTTAAGGAGGAAAGAAATGGACAACACCTACAGACAGCAAATTGATGAGCGTTTCTGGCTCACCTGGTTTCCAGCCAGCCTTGAATTCATCAAGGACGGTAAGCAGTGGATGGTCACCGAGAAAATCGACGACATGGACTACTGCCGGGGATTTTACAAAACGAAACGCCAAGCAGTGGAGAGTGTAAGCAGATGAAACGACCCTTCGTATTGAAATGGAAAACCCTGACACGCGCGGAGCTGGACGACATCCTCGATGAGGTGTTCGCCAAAATCCAAGTGCAACAATTGATCGAGAGGGTGGCAAATGACGACCTTTAGCGACCCGCACGATTTCTGCCGCGTTTGCCGGGGCAGGGGCTACATTCAGAATTGGGAGTGGAACGTCCACGCCCAGCAAGACACCCTGCAAAATTTTACATGCAACTTATGCCAGGGATCCGGCCACCGGGTCGTGCGCATAATCAACAAGGGAGACAAGAGATGACTGAGCAGCCAACCTGGAAGGTTCTAGACACAATGTCTGGCGCTGCTATGTTCTACGGCACCTGGCATCAGTGTGTGAGGTACGCCGTCAGGGAAAAACTAGGGATCTACAATCAGTATGGGTGGTTGGGCCGCGGGCTAAAAATGCGCGACGGCTACGACATCCGAGGAGGATAAAATGAAAAAGGTAACTAGAATTTGCAAAAAACGTAAAACGCGTGTTGAGTAGTAAAAAAGGAGGCCAGCACAAATGGAAGAAAAATTATCGCATAATGTGTATTATCCCAGATCGAGCAGTACGATCTGTAATTCAGAACAAACAGAACAACCTGAACAGTCTAATCAGAACATCCTGGAAATACTGGGTGACGTCGTGGGCGCCATCAGTCTTTTCGGTCTGCTCTTTGTCGGGCTATTTTTTGCGGGGGTCTACTCATGATCATCCGTGACGTAAAATTCATCGAGAACGCAGAAAACGAAACCCTCCGCGAGGATTATGAGGACAACCTGATCGACCTAGCGGAAAACCTAGCGATCTGCATGGCGGAGGTCCGCAAGTGGGAGGCGTTTAAACACGCCGCAGCTCAAGCGCTAAGCGAGGGCATGCACCTACTAGAGATCGCGCAGCTCAACACCGGGGATCACGTCTTTGACCTCTCTGAGGACGGCCTGCACGTCGAGTACAGCAAGGGGGTGGTTCATTGAAATACCCCATGAGCAAATCTCAAAAAGAGATCTACGACTACATCGTGGAATTCTACAAAGAGAAACCGCACGAAAGCCCATCCCTGCGCGACATGTGCACGGGGCGCGTCGGTGACCGCCAAATCTGTAAGCCGCGGGCCAGCCGGACGTCGGCGTATGGTTTAGTGAAATCGCTCTGCGACAAGGGCTACCTGGAGGAGCGGTTCTACCGCAACGTCGCCTACTGGGTGCCCGCCGATGGTTAAACTGGTTGACGCGTTTACCAAAACGATAGGTCGACCGCCCACCATGAAAGAACTCGACGCGATGCACGAGCTGCAACGCGATCAGAAGAAATTTCAAGAGTTGAAAAAGAAGGTGGAACAGAAAGCCGTCGACAAGGCTCACCCCAAATCGCCAACGAGAAGGAGACACCCGGTGCCGTTACGCATGCCAAAGAATGCAAAAATCGTAAATCGCATGATGTTGATTGGCATCAATGTAAGCACCATTGCGTATTGCCTGGAGCTGACTGAGCCAGCCATCAGGGCGTACATACGGGACCATAAGTTGCCGAGGAATACAAAGTGATCGTGCGAACCACGCTACGCGTCGGGTTATAGCTCTGGCGGACGTATATACAAATGTTATTACGTCACCGTGGCCCGCATGTTTTTTTACTTTGCCTTTTCAGCCATCTCAAGCGCAATTTCTTGCGTTTCTGAATTTCTGCGGGTCCAGCCGCGACCGAATGTTTCAAAGGTTTTTAGCCGCTCATAGAAGCGCTGCCGGGTGGTCGTGACGTAGTGAATGATCTTTTCTGGGTCATGCTCCGCCACGAGCGCCAACGTCTTCGGACCTATGGCGCCGTCCTGGGTAGCCCCGATGCAGCGCTGTATGGCCTTGGCGGGGCGTGCCGTGCCTGAGTTGACGCCCCAGTCAAACGCGACCCAATCGACGCCCGACGGGAGGTCGTCGCCGCGCACCTTGTCCCAGTAATTCTTTTTATAGATCGGAGCGACGTCATCCGGGGTGAGGGCGCGCATTTCTTCTTCGCTGACGTGACGGCCCATCCACTGCTCATACACCGCCCTGGTGACGCCCAGGTTAGTCATACCACCAGGATCCTTGGGGTGATCCACAAAGCCGCCCTCGTGATGCAGGAGCATCTTTAAGCATTTATCAAAGTTTTCTTTCATTTCTTAAATCCTCTTACTGTTCTTATGCCAAAGCTAGCGGCAATCGACGCATACATGCCCCATTGAACCCAGAGGGGGGTAGTCTCAAGGTTTGCAAATCCTCGCGCCATGGTGTCTTGAAGAGCGGGAATAAAATTAGCAGCAAGAATAAGCACGAAAACAATTGTCCATAATTCATCTTTCCAACTGTCCTTACTGGCCTCGATGGCCGCTTGCTCCCAGTCAATTTCTCCTGTCGCTTGCTTTAGCTTTATTTCCGCGTTCGCTTTTTGGATGGCGGTTTTGCCGTCGATGTACGACGTGGCCAGACCGCCAATGGCCGATACGATTTGACCGATCATGAGCTGCTACTCCCGCTGCCTGTGACCTTGCTCAGCGCGAAATAGGCGCCCACCAGGCCGCTCAAAGCGATGTACTGGGTCATCAGTACACTTTCAGCTCCCGCCATCCTCTGTGGGTCCACTATCGTCGCTACGGTTGTGATGATCATCATGCCCAGCGCCGACCACGCCATCCGGCGTTTGTTGACCTGGTAAGCCATCTTGTCTGGTATTAATTCGTTCATTGATATTCTCCGCTATTCGCTTGTTGCTCGTGATAACGACAACTCGGCCTGTCGCGTCGTAAACCACAAATTTACCGCTCTTGTTTTCTCGCAGCACATCACCAACGCCCCCGTGCCTTACCGACCAACCAAATCGCGCCCGCCAGGATGACGCCGCCAACCAGGAATGCGATAATACCGACGGTCCAGTTTATGCAGTTGTCGATGAATTCTTGTTTTTTGTAGGCTTGCTCTTTGCGGATCCGGCGCTGCTCCGCCTCAATTCTGAGCACCTCCTCCCAGGCCGACGGCCCGTAAATGAACGAAATTTCATCCTTGATGGATTTTCGCATCTCGTCGAATTTACGGCGTTGGTTCCAAATGAGGACCGCGTTTTCTTCGTCGGACCCCTTGAACGTCTTTTCCCACCAGGGCGGGTTTTTTGATCGCTCTTCTATTTTTTGGAAATCGCTGAACGCCTTGCCCCAGGTCGCCAGGGTGCCGCCCATGGACTGGATGTCCTTCCCGGTGCTAATCGCGGCCTTCAGCGTTTTAAACGCCCCTGTCGCTAATGCAACGCAGCTCACCGGGTCCATGGCTCACCCCATCTTAATCAGCACCGCAACGAGCATCGCAATAATGGTCCCGGCTGCGGCAACCAGAATGGACTCAATGCGCTTCACGCGGGTGAAAACCTCTTTGAATTGGATCCGCACTTCGGTTCTAGTTTCGGCCAATTGAATTTGCATTTCATCAATCCTCTGGTGGGCAGACGCCACCGTGCGCTTGTCCATCAGAAATTTCCTTCCCAAACTCGCAGCTTGGAAAACGTGCCGTCGAGCAGTTTCTTTTTAATTACCTCTTGCACGGCGTGCGTATCCGACCAGCTCACGCCAGCCTCCTTTAGCCACTCATGCACCAGGGCGACGTCCACGGTGCCAACCAGCTTGTGGTCGGACCCTATGTCGTTGGGTGTTACCTGGCGGGCATACTCCGCGTCACGCAGCATCGTGTCCGCGTTGATAGTCCGCTTGACGACAAGGTTATCATCATCAAAAAAGACATCCTCCTTGACGATACTAGCCATCTTCCCAAGCCTCGTTGACGTCTGGGGTGGACGGGTCGTCGGCCTTAAGGGTGCCATTTGCGTTGCGGGCGCGCTTGCGTGTTGGTTTCTTTTTGGCGGGCGCGGAACGCTTAAACGTCGGCGTCGCTTCCTCGGCCAAAACCTCCACCGCGTGCGGGCGTAATTTCTGGATTTTTTCCACCTCTTCGGCGGGCATCTCAACAATGTCCCCGCGGCGCTTTAATCCGCTGGATGTCGACATTGCGCGTTCTTTGATTTCTACTCGCATATTGCCTCCAAGTGTCTAGTGGTTGTAAGGGGCCAGCGCGCCAGCCCCCTACAAATGTTATTTTATGAGGTTGTGTTGTCAGCGATGATGCCGCTGGCTTTCTCATTTTTACAGACCAAAGTTAATTCTGTGACCACCTGTCTTTGAGTGTTATCGCCAGTTTTCGCCAAGGCTGTGTTTTTGGTTCCACGTAAAACCGCGACTTCCCACATGTCATCTTGCATTATGAAAACGTCTTTACTCCGGTTCTCGCGACTTGGCTGAAAGGCCACCTGGCCCCACGGCGTCAAATAAATTGACAGTGAGTTGACCACACGCTCATCGCCCGCTGTGACGTTCGCACGCTGGTTGTTGTTACCAGTGAACGACAACGCCTTATTCATCTGGAATGCAGACAAATAGCATGTGTCGGGTGTACCGCCGTTTTCCCAAATTGACTGCATCACTGTGTCAAACTTGGTTTGTGAAAACGCTGTCGGAGTGCCGTCGTCAGTACGCGCGTCGGTGCCGTCACCAGTAGGGTTCGCGCCTGAGTTACCAGACTGGTAGTCCACGTTTGTGATCAACCACGCGGGTGCACCCGCCAGCTCACGAGCCGTTGTCGAGTTCCCGGCCGCCCGGGCGTTATTGTCAAACAGCGCCTTTTCGATATCCAATTTTTGCTCGCGAGCAACTTGGATCATCTCGTATGCCATGCGACGCGCCTTGCCGATATTATTCAGACCCTCATCAGTATCTGAAATAGTCACGGCGTTCTTAAAAATTTGTGAATAATTTCCAAGTCTGCTTTCTTGCGTGCGCGCTTCGGCGGTTGTCGCGTCCCCTTCAATGTGGGCGTTTGCGCCACTGGCACGCAATGACGATGTGAGCCACTCGTGTAGGGTGTTAGACGCTGTGCTTTTGCGACACTTCGTGTAAAACGGCGTGTCATAGGGCGTTACGTTATAGATAGTTTCACTGATATCTTCGTGAATTGCGTTTGCATAATCGTAACTGTCAAATGTGTTACTTGGCTGTGCCATTGTAGGTTCCTTTCAAGGATTTAGCTTTTCATGATTAGGTCAATGGCTGCATCCACCGACCCTGTTTTCTGCAAGCGGGCTTCCGCTTTTTTGCGAGCCGCAGCTTTTCCTTGGTTTGGACGTTTTTTGGCCCCAGCTTTTACTGGGTTCAGGTTCCCGGTGTTTTTCGGGGTCGCCTGACCGCGCTTGTTAACGAGCTGCCGATAACGCATCGCGTCGTACATCGCTAAAATGTACCGATGGTCACGAACCCCCGCCAACTCTTCCTGGGTGAAGCCGTAATGATCGCCAACCTCCATCAGTCCGGCCTTGATCGCCTCACCCTTTGTGGGATCCGCAATTTCCGGTAACCGTTCCGTCAGGAGCTGAGCCTGTTGCTGCGTGAAGGCTTGCACTTGCTGCTCACGTTGAGCTTTCTGTTGCTGCCTCATGTGCTGCAATTGGCTTATTTTGGTGTCATACTGCGCCTTGGCCTCGTCGTATTGGATTTTAGCCTCCATGTATCCGATTGGATCCGTGTCGAATAATTCCTTTGACGGTGGGGTAGGCGCCTGCACCCCGGTTTGCTGCGCTTGCTGATAAAACGCCAACACCTGTTGTTGCTGCTGGGCTAATGCTTGAGCTTGCGCCTTGTACTGCTTTTCCAGTTTAGCGACCTCTTGCATTCTTTTATTGATGTACCCTTGGCCTGCCGCAGATTGCTTGAGCTGATCAAGTGTCCACATCTCTTCTTTGCCGTTAACTTTAACGGGGATGAGATTGTCCTGTTCAGCCAACTCCTCTACCAGGTCGCTGTCATCATCTTCGCCATCAAATTCGATATTATCTGATGGGCTTTCGTCTTCCGCTACATCCTCAACATCCTCGCTCTCTACTTCCAGAGGTGGCTCCGGCTGCTCTTCCGCAACGGCTTCAGGCTCGATGGCCTTAGTATCACCAGGCTCATTGTCTGGTACTTGTATGACTTGCTCAACGGCAGCCATAATGTTTTCGCTAGTCGTATCCACGGTGCTAGTTTCCTTTTTTAAAGCTCAAAAGTGTCTCTGCCGCGATTGCGGCGTCAAGGTTCACTTCAATTGCATTTAACGCGCGTATGATTGCGTGCGCTTCTTCGCGTCGCTCGACCTCGTCGGCGGCACTCGTTGCGAACACCATTTTTTGCTGCTCGCGAACATCGTTGACGAACCGCTTAAATGCGGTGTCGCTCTTTAATCTTCTGGCCTCGTCGGCTGTTATGGTAACGTCGTTAGTCACTCAAAATTCCAAATCATTGTTTGGGTCTTACTTTATCACAGACACCTTTTATCTACCCAAATTCCACGCATTACTGGGCTTGCTGTTGAGCCATCCCGGCAATGGTGCGCAGCTTGTCTTGCTCCGCCTTGACCCGGGCGATGTCCACCTGGGTGCCGTATTGACCCGCGATTTTAGCCGCATCCACAAGCAGATCCTGCGCCATTCTATCGCGTTCTCTGTCGTCCTCCGCGGCCGCCTTTTGCGCGTCGAGCTGTAGTTTAGCCATGTCGGTGCTGACTTTCGCCTGCGCCTTCATTTGCTCCGCCTGCAAGTATGCCGCGTTTGGATCCTGTTGTTGCTGTGCCAGCATAGCCTGTTGCTGTTGCTGCATCGCCAAGAGTTGCTGTTCGATTTCTTGGTTAATCGGCGCAAAGTAACGGTCGGAGTTGCGGACGCCCGACGCCGCCATCATATCCGTCAGAGTGTTTCTAATGTTGGTCAGAGACACTAAACCGTTTGTCGGGCCGTATTGCTGGTAAACTTGCATTTGCAACTGTAGCGCCTGTTGTAGCGCCGCTACGCGCTCGTCCTCACGCCCGGTTCCCAGACCCACGTTAATTCCGATGTCCATGCTGGTGTCCCAGACCCGCGGGTCAACCGGGACGAACATGCCATTCAAGCGGATCATGCGCTCCTCGTCGACGTTCTTGTGGACGATCCGCAGCATCAGCCGGAACAGGTCACGCATGCCGTCAGCCAGGTTGCGCACCATGACCTCCACTTGACCCGCGGCAGCCTCCACCGACGCCGTGACGGCCGCCTTGGTGGTCGATTGCAGGGCGTCCGGGTTGAGCGCCATGTTTTGCGTGACCCCGGTTTTCTGCTCCACCATCTTGTCCATGTATGTCAGCGCATTCAGCGTCTGCCCGGCAACGAACGGCACCGCCAGATCCTGAATTGCACCCGCCTGGCGCATTCTAACAAGGCCGCCAATTTCACCATTTAAAAGGTCATCCACGTTCACGGATCCCTCGACGAATGCGAGGCGAGGGGCGTTAGTCAGGGCGACGTTATCCAGAATGCCCCGCAGGACCGACGTGCTTGCGTCCTGGTCGTCGAAAATCAATTCAGCGACGGAACGTCCGTAGAAGCTGTGCGGCTCCGCGTCGATCTCCAGCTTGACCATTGGGATCTCGTCGACGGGTTCAAAATCCAGCAATTGATATTTGGTGCCGCCACACAGAAACTTGTGCAAAACCGGGACGCCCGTGCCGTCGACATCCATGCGCATGTACGCCTCAGTGACGGTCACGTTTTTCATTGCCGGGTCTTGCTCGTCCTCGTCTCCAAAATCGTCGTCGTAACCCTGGCGGGCGAATACCTCAATTTCAGTGGTTTCCGAGCCGCTGCTCATGCCGTCCAGGTCAAACACCACATCCGGGTCAAACCCCATCTCAATCAGATCCCCGGCGCGCATGTCGGTGCGGTGGGCCACCACGTAGGCGTCATCCATTGTGCGCGCGTCCCGGTTTACGAAAAACTCCTCGGGTGGCACGCTTTCCATGCATAGCTCGCCCTTCATTTCCGTGCGGGAAATCTTGACGTTGAAAATTGGCGCCTCGACATCCATGCCCATCGCATCCATCTGCATGCGCATTTCCATCTCTTGCTCTAAAATTTGCACGTCAGGATCCGATGTCAACAGCGTTAACTCGTCTTCAGAAAGGTCTGAATATGTGTAGATTTTAGCGGTCGGGTAGTGCTTGTAATACGCCTTAATGATGCCCTGTTTTTTAACTAGGGCGTCGTGAATTGCGTCGTTCAGAACCCGGTAACCGTTCAGGCGGGTGAATTCGTGATGCATGTAATCGGTTGCCTGCTCAGCCAGCGCGACGTCCTCCGGCCCCTTTGGCATGTACTCCACGGGCTTGGTTGTGCTTAGAAACACCCGCATGATGGATGGCTTAACCGCGCGCACCGTGTCTCGCACCTTCGTGCTGACAACCTTACTCCGGCCGTCCTCGTGCCCAATATCACTTTCGCCGTCCATGTAGCGTTGGGCTTTCAACCTTTGCTCGCTGATCTCGCTTTCCACGAAATCCACGGCGTCTTGGATCGCGTTTTGGACGATGCTTTCAATATCTTCTCTTGTCTTTGGCTGTAATTCCATCGTCGCTTATCCTTATTGTGGACCGAATAGTTGATTTTTGGCTGCGCCGTATTCGGTTGCCAGGTAGTTTTGCAGCTCTTCCTCGTTTGCGATCACGCCGCCCGCGCCAGCTCCGCTGCCTTGCGCTCTCGGGGTTGGGCTGCCACTGATTGCGGATCCCGTGCGCGCCATGCCGTAGCCTTTGCGTGCTATGTTAATAAGGGGCAGTTCCATAGCAAAACGACCAGTACCCGTGCCGCCCAACGCCGTCATGATGCGGCCCATCAAGTTGAAGGCTGAGTTCGCGGTGTTTGACGCGTTTACTGCTCCGCCAGTCGACCGTGCGGCGACGTTGGCAAACTGCGTGATCAACTTGCGCTCCTCTGGGGTAAACAACGTCTTGATCATAACAGGGTTGTTTGCCTGGAGCTTTTCCCATTCCTTGCGAAAGTTGACGCCCGAGAATACGTCGCGGCCAGCCTTTTGACTTTTACCCGCTTCGCTGATGCGCAGGAAAGCCTCCTGGCGGATCATGTCCCACTCTTCTTTCGGTAAGTTGGCCTTCATCTTTGTGATGTTTGCGGCTGCCTTTGGGTTAGTAGACAGACGGTTCGACGTTACCCTGAATATCACGTTGGACGCTTGCTCTGGGGAAACCTTCAGGGCAAGCTCCTCGCCGTCTCCTGACACACGCTCGGTAAGCGTTTTAAGGAGGCCGCCCTTTGACTGCCAGGTATTTGCAAAATCCTTGTAATTTGAAATTGCAGATTTCCACGCGTTAACTGCGCTTTCGTCGCCAAAGATCAGGGCGTTGTCGAGTGCGTCGCCAAGCTCGGCATCCAATAGGTTTTTCAATTGACGCGCCGCGGCGCCCTCGGACCCGATCTCTTTTGCTAGGTTTGTAACCTGGGTGCGCAGCGCAAACATGTCACGAATACTGCCGCCGGAGCTGACCAGCTCCTTTAGCTTGTTTAGCGCCCCGGCCGTTTTTGGTACATTAACAAATTCAAACCCTTCAGAAAGTTGTGCCTCAATACGGCCAGTCATCGCGATTGCCGCATCCTCATCCATAAACGCCGGGCCTTTCGCTCTTGCCGCGTCGTACAGTTCGTTGGCGCGCTGCCTTGCCGCCGCTTCCTGGGCAACCAGTACATCTTGCGCCGCGGCCCCCGCTTGACCCGTACCCGTGACGGCGGGAGAGCCTTGGCCAATTTGCTCTTGAATTGCTGACGTGTTCGCTTGCAACGCCTCTTGCGTCTTATCCTGAGCGCCGCGCATCATGCTTTCTGCTTTGTCGCCGAATGCTCCGCTTGCCGCGCTATCCTCGAATAGCTGTTGACCCTTGGATCCTGTGACGGCTCCTTTGGTTACTGGCACTGGGACGGGCAGGGTTTCCGCTTCCGCCATGCGCCCAGCCTCCGCGGGGTCAATCCCAGCTTTAACCTTCGCATCAATCTGCGCCATTGTTTCGCGTGTAACCGTTTTTGGATCAATGCCCGCAGTCTTGAGCTGTTCCTGCACGCCCTTCGGCAATTCACCGTTTGGACCAAATACAGCCCCCGGTGCGCGCTTAAATGTACGGTATAGCTTACCGAGCATCTCAAACGCTTTCGCGCCTACAGCACCGCCCGCAGCGCCTCCAGGGATGTCTCCGTACTGGTATTTATCTCCTGTCAAATATGAGCTGACGGCCTCGACGACGCCTGCCTCGGTCGCGCCGATCAACGCGCCGCCTGTCATGCCTGTCACTGGGACGCCCAGCGCACCGCCAGTCATGACGATTGCTTCACCCAACGCCATTGCGCCGGATCCGATCATCAGGTCAGTGGCATCCAGACCCTTGGGGTTTGGGTAAAACCGAGTGTATTGCTGTGTTTCTTTCCCGTCACGATAAATGGGAGCGATGACAACCAAGTTTCCGTATCGGTCTTTATTAAACTGCGCGTTTGGCAGGATGTTCTTAATGCCCGCCTGGAGCCTGTCGTCGCTCGCAGTCGTCGCCAGTAGCGCAACCATCTTGGCGGCTTTGTCTTTTGGCAGACCGAGCTTTGCGCCTGACGCCAGGGGGATGTTGTCTTCGCGCTGACCGCCTTTGAACCAGTCCACCGTGCTTTTCAGCGCGTCACCAGCTCGATCTAAAAAGCCTTTTTGACCTTCACCCTTAGGTAATTTTTTCAACGCCGCAGCCATTTCGTCTTGTGACATTCCAGCCGGGAAATCAACGGAGCGCCCGTCAGTTAGATCAATTGTGATGAATTCTTCAGCCATTTACCCATTTCTCCTCAACAGGATCCCATCGCGGCCGTGTCGACGGCTGGTTGGGGTCCGGGCTACTGTTGTCAGTATACTGGGAGAGC